TCCTGCACTTCCTTTACTTTAGTAGGGGTTGGGCTTACTGAGGATTCCTCTAAAGCGCCAATTTTTAGCAAGTGTGGTAAGTCCCACCCTTCTAAATCTGTGTCGGTAACGGTACCGCCTAAGCCAACGCCGGCGATTTCGTTATCTATCATTACTTTGTAATTAGCCATTAGTTAACTCCAGCTACTTATTATCTCAAGGCCGGCTTCACTCTGAAGCAGGTTTCCAGACGGGGTTTCTAGTATTGCAGGTGCGCTAAAACTAGTTATATTTATTGTTAAATTACTAGCTGCTAACTTAGTCATAACAGCTAGGTAGTAATCCTCTAGCTTGGTTTGGCTACCTAAGTTATCCATAACTGGTACTAGCAAAAATAATTTAAAACGTACTGTAGGGGCTATGGCAGTTTTAACGTTGCTGTTAATTAAAATATAAGGGTCATCATTAGCGATCACTAGCGAGTTAGCTAAAGGTATTTCTGGGACGTGATTAAACACTGTCCAAACACCTACGTTAGCTAACGCTGTAGCTAGTGTTGATCTAAGGGTAGTTATGGCTGCAGGCATTAGCCCACCATAGAATTAGGCGACATATACGGCGCGATTAGGCCGCGTACTTTTGCTATAAGGGTATTGCCTAGCTGATAAGGCGAGGCTATAAAGCCGTCAATAGTAGTAATGCTGGCCCCTGGGGCTTGTCTGGCTTGCCAGATTGTCGTAGCCAGTGCAGCTGCAGCTTCGCGTACAGCTGGGACACTTGAATAAGCTGTGGCGTGGTTAGGTCCAGTAGCTAAGCCGTAAGGTTTTACTAAGTGTAAGGTTTGGTCTGCAGCTGTTTTATCAAAAGTAAAACGGTAAATGTCATAGCCGGTTAGTGTTTTAGTGCCGTTAAAAGTAGTACCTGCGCCGGCTACTGTTACTTGCTGGCCAGTTACAAAGCCATGAGGTGTAGGGGTAGTAATTGTAGCTACGTTGGCTGACAAAGCCGTAGCAGATATAGGCGCGGTGTTAAACCATAAGTATTTATTTAATATGTCCTCGGTAGCCTGGCAGACTTCCTCTACTGAGGCGTCTGTGTAAAGGGTAATCCCAGTTATGTTAAGCAAAGCGCGTAGCTCAGCTTGGGTTATATATGTTGCAGCCACGCGCTCTACTCCTAACTGTTTGGCCTAAACCCCACCGGACTAGGGGCAGGGTCTAGGGTTCTAGTGTTTTAGGCTTATGCCTTGTTATTCTTAAATGCGCCGCCGGAGGCCAAATTGGCCAAAGCACCGTAGCCGTAGTACATGATCTCGATACGACCCTCGCTAATGATATTAGTAGTGAGGCGTAGTTGAGGTGATTCATACCAGGTAAAGCACTCAGGGTTAACGATCAAAAGCGTACCGTCGCCGTCGCCTGAGTTTGCATAATCTACGTATAGGTCAAGTCCTGCAACGTTGCCGCGTAGGCTTGATACTGATACTGCGCCGCCCGCGTTTTGTGGCTGTTGCGCTGTGTAGATTGGTCGCCCTGAGTCGTTAAGGGTCATGATGTTTGCCCATTGTCCGCTTGAAGCGATCATATTACGAGCAAAACGCTTGCTGTTTGAGTAAACGCTAGCTGCACCGCGGGACACAATACCTAGAAGCTCTGCAGCTGTTGGGTAAGTAGCTACGGTAGTTGCGTCTAATGTGGCTGCACTAATTAGCTCAGTATTAACAAAATTGTTAGTAGCTAAAGCGTAAGCGTCGGCCATTTGTTGAACCAATACGTTTAAAAATACTGGGTCGCTGCGGTCAAAAAGCTCGACGCTAGCTGTGTTTTGTCCTGCGTACTTATTTACAGTTGCAGTAACAAACTCTACTTCCATGCCAGTTTCTGAGGGTGCTGAACCTTCATTTGTATCAGCTACCGTTGGAACGGTTTTAATGCGTGGAATTTGTAGTTGCATACCCATAGCAGGTAAGGCGGCAGTGCTGATAGCTTCAATGCTTGCGCGAAAACTATCTGACTTGCCATTGAACAAAGTAGTTAGCTGAGGCGTTGGGATAAGGCCTGCGTTATTTGTTGTTGAGTCGTCAGCTGCTCTAACCCACAGTGCAGACTCGCTGCCTGGGTCCATTGTTGCCTTTACTTTGTGAAAAAGGTAGTCGGCTGGTGTAGCGATTGGGCTACGGGGTGCAGTATAGGCAGGGGCCGTTACTGTTGGGCGTGAGGCTTCTACCGTTTGTGCGGCTTCTACCTCGGGTGCTGGGGTAGCGTTATCCACGCTGGCCTCACTTTCGGTTGGTTGGGTTTCTTGGGTTTCCTCTACTGGCTCAGGCTCTACCTCGCTGGCAGCTACGCTTTCAACGGCGGCCGACTTGAAGGCTGCAGCTTGAACCAAACTTACTTCACGTAAAACGGCAGACTGTACGTAAAGTACGCCGCCTCTTTCCTCGCTCGCGTCAACAGTTACGCCAACGCTCAAACCGTCGCGTAGATTTTCGCTAGCTTCTATTAAACTGTCTGTACCTTTTGTAGTAGCACTTACTTTAAAGGTTGCGTAAAGGCCGCGTGTATCCTCGCTTATATTTTGTGCAAACCCGATAGGGTCTGTAGCTGAGTGCTCTAATAACAATTTAATTTTACCGCCGGTTTGGTAATTTATTGAGCCTTGCTCAAAAACTACTTTACCTACGCTAGTGTTGCCGATTTCGCCAAACGGTACAATTTTACCAGCTATAATTCTACGTTCTTGGTCTGTTGCCTCTATTGAGCTGTTAAAGTTCAACTGCATTAGGTGTACCTCCATTAGGTGTTAAGTCTTCCATTTCGCGCGCTTGCTCTACTGTAATTAAATTAAGTGCCAACATTTTTTCTATTACTGCTAAACGTGTTAATGCGTCGCTACGTAAATAACTGTCGTCCAATGACATACGCACGTAATTTTGGCTGTTAGTCATATCGTTCATAGATAAGCGTTCCTCTATTGCAGATATAAAAGGCCGTAGGCTCATGTCGACAAACTGTTTGCGCTCGTCCATAACGTTGGAGTAAGTCATAGAGTTATTAGCGTCTGCACTTAGCAAGTAAGCCGGAACGTTACAAAGCCTGCTTATTTCGGTAGCTAATTCGTTTTTGGCTTCCGAATACATCATGTCCTTAGGACTAAAGGCTGTTGGCTCATACTTAAGCGTGCTGGATAAATACGCTGTGCTGCGCTGTGTACGTGCCAACTTCCAACTAGCTAGTAGTCCGGTAATTTGTTCCTCTGGTAAGTCTGCGCCTGAGTTTTGAATATATCCGCTAGGTATCGGCGTACCAGCTGCAACAGCTGCCGCTTTTTCTAAATCCAGAGCCGCGCGTAAAGTTCTACCGCCTCTATTTAAAATGCCTTCGTCCATAGCTTGAAAAGTAATTAAACTACCAATACCACTGTTAGGTCGTTCGCTGCCGTCAACTGCATAAGATTTAACTAAAGTGTTTGTGTTATTTAAAGTAACTGTAACGCGTGTGTTAGCTACCCAGGCGAACCGACTAGGCCGCCCGTCATCTGCGTAAAGCTCGGTAACTTCCCAATATGCAACGCCGTAAAAAAATAAAGCGTCAACAGTCCAGCCTAAAGTAACCATACGTGGCTGCCTGTAGTCTGGTTGATCTAGCCAAATTGGGTTGCCTAATTCTTGTCCAGTAGATTTACGGTAAAGGTGTAGCGGTAAAGTTCCTACTACACCTTTGATTAACGCTGCAGCTCTAGCGACGGACGGTACAGCTATAGCGTCGGACCGGGTAATAAAAGTTTGAGGTGTGAAAAATAAGCTGCTTGGGTCTGGCTCGAATACAGGCGGGTTATATTGCGCGCGTATCGTCGGGGTACTTTGAGGCGCACTGACAGACTCGACTAGGCGTAATGATTGTAGTAACCCCACGCGGGTACTATATACCTAATTTTAATAATTTGTCCGATTTGTTCGGCGTGTCTAATTGACTATTATCTGCGCGACTGCCTGAGGCCTAGAGGCGTACCAGGCGACCATAGCTACACCGATAGCTGCGCATATTTCACCGGCTGATTTACGCCGTACAATTTTCCAACCGTATTCTGTGTGTTTAGTAGCGCACGCCGCTATAGCCTCATTTAGCACTAAATCGTTTGGGTGCAATAACTGACCATGACTCATAAGCTGCGCGAGCCGGTTGCTAGCTTCATTTTGCATTTTGCCGCTAACGTCCATAAGGGTAGTACCTGAACCCTTTAAGTAACTGGCTACGTTTTCGCTAACCCATTTGTCATACATAAGGACCTTAGGCCTAAATCTCATAATATGGGCGTTTATATCGCTGGCTACTTGCCTATCGTCTAAAGGTGTAGCTGTGTTCCAAACTTGCAACACTTTAACCTTTACGCGCATTTCGTCTACCTTTTGCCCTGCGACTAGTACTGCGTATTTATTTGTGTAGGACTTATCAAACGCAAAATAAGTGAGTCCACCTGGCTCAACTACTATCGACTCATCTTTACATTTATCCCACGCGCCTATCTCAAACGGGCTAGCCAGGTTATCTACAAACTGGCAAAGTACCTCAACTCTAAAGGTTAACGGGTCGCTGGTAGCTAGTGAGTGTTTTAGTATTTCCTCGCTCATTGTGTGGCCTAAAGCAGGTACAGCCTCTACCCAGCCTTTAGGGTCCTCAATTTTCCTAGACGGGTGAGCCGACCATTCTAACCAGCCCAGAGTAGGGGACACGTCAGCGATTGCCTTATCGCGTAAACTGTTTAGCACTGTTGAGGATTTATCACCGGCATTAGATACGGTCAGCATTTGAGCCGCTGGCCTAGCGTTCATGGTAAAGCTGACCGCCTCCATAGCCTCGGGCGTAATTGTGCGTAGCTCGTCCAAAAATACAAAGTCTGCAGATAGTCCGCGGCTGCCATTGTTTGTTGCAGCTACAACGATAATACGCGCACCGTTTTTAAACCTAATCTCCTGTTTGCCGTTGGTTAAGTAGTAACGCTGGTAAAGGTGCATTAACGACGGGTTGCTAGTAATTATGTCGTTTATCTGGTATAGGGTCATTTCTGCTTGTTGAGCATTGACCGACATTAGAATAATTGACTTTTCCTCAAATAGGTAAATACCTGCCAAGATTCGCACTTTAGCTAATTCAGTCTTTCCAACTTGGCGCGAACAAACAATACCCAGGGTACGCCGGGTCCACTTGCCGTTAGTCGTTTGCAGTAATTCCCTTAGAGCTGTTATCTGCCAGGGCATTAAGTTAATACCGATACTTTTAGCAAACTCTAAAGCTAGTTCGGCCTTTTCGTAATCGCCCTCTACAGCTGCAGCTCTAATGCGTGGCGTAGGGCTTCCAATTAACCGGCCCCCCAACTGTAAAACATTTGTCTTTTGATTGTCCGTTATGTCTGCTTTGAACTGGTCTGGACTGGTATTAAAATTCGGACTTATCGGGACAATCTCGGGTAAATTGGAGTTTACAAGATCGGGAGGGGTCGTTTGTTGTGCTAAAAAAACGCCTTTATGTCCTATTTTGTCGCCTTTGAGCAGGTTGCAACGCCTACAGATAGCAGCCAGGTTTTCAGGGTCATACTCTGCACCACCCTTAGATCGCGGGCGTATATGGTCTACCTCGTTAGCTTCTGGCGTTCCGCACAGGTAGCAGGTGTTTTGGTCACGCCTCAGTATCTCGATTCGCAGCTTGCGCCACTCAGCGGTTCTAAGCCCAGCCATTAGTAGTAACCGTTCTTAAGGTGGAAAGCAAGGGCAGCCTGGCACGTGCCGTAGCGGCTGTACACGTATTTAGTAAACCATACAATCTGCTCTTGAGGTGTAGCAGTTTTCAAGTACTTAGTTCTACCTTGAGGTAATCCATAATGACTACCATTAACAGCTTTAGGATTATAGCTAGATTCTTTATATATAATTAACTTACAAGCTTTATATTCATAACTACCGTTTGTTAATTCTTTTAGTGTTTTATCCCAATTATTACTACTACTAATTACTATTACTATAGGTAATATAACTACTAATGATTTAAGTATACTCAGGCTTTTAGTCATTTATGCAAACCCCACAATATCGGCGTGTCGCGCCGTCAAATAACCAGACACCGCACCCTAAGCAACGGCATATACGAGCCTCACTTATCACCATAGCCAGCCTCCCTAAGTAGACTTACTAACTGTTCAAAGGATAGCAACGCTACCCAATCCCCTATAGAAGCCTCACCTTGCCCGTTAAGGCGTAGTACAGCTACCTTTAGGTCTAACTCACTGCCTCGGTCTTTTAACTGCTTTAGCGTGGCACCAGGGCTAAATCCAGTCCTAGCCTTGACCTCCCAGTCAATACCTACAGTGCCGGTTATGTCGCTACCTTGTCGGCCTGCACCTGTTGACTCGGCATAGGTAAAGCCATTAGCTGCTAAGTATTGGGCTACTACCTTTTGCGATCTATAGCCCCTATGTTTACGGGACTGGCTCATAAACTTTTACTAGCTCTGTTTGAGGGACCCAGTAAGCAGTATTACGACTGGTAGTTTTTAAGTACAAATCGTCCTTACAAAACTTAACTGGTAGCCAACCCTGAATTACAAACGGGTTAGAGCCAGTAACCAAGATAACCCTGTCGCTGTCCCTGTCGTTTTCTTGAATGATCAGGTGGCCAGTGTTTATCTCTGTGTGCTTAACCTCCCAGTCTGGTGCTATGTCTGGGTCGTCTTTATAGCTATCCACGCTAGGGACAAAGTCCGGCACTTTAAGCCATTTAGCAGCTGCAATCTCAGCGCAAGCACCTAACCAATTTAGCTTTAATATGTAATCAAACTTTAGGTGATCACTTGCGTATTTATGCTTATAGCCTGCCTTATCTGCGTTAATCATACGAGTCATAGCAGCCTGCAGGGCTAACTGAACCTCGCGCTCATTAAGCAGTATTTCTATACTCATTTGGGCCTACAATCAGCGCATAACCAGACAGACATTTCTAACGCCATAATTCCACCGGCTTTACTTGTTTGCCTGTTGCAACCGTCGCACACCTCGGTTTCATCTATAACCGCGTTACCGTTTCTATCTACCTTTAGGGACATATTGCCAGGGTAGATAATCTCCATGCCTGCCATTAGTTCACCCAGGTAGGTGGGCACTGGTCTTTACGATCTTTACTAGAGCATGACCAACACTTATAAGGCTTACCGGCTTTTGATATGCCAGTTTTAAACTCCATATAGCCATGCTTACAGCTAGGGACAGCCTCACCGCCTAGAGTATCGGCCACAGTGCCTACAGCGTCCTTAATTGTCCAGGGGTCTACCGGTGCAGCTGGTGCAGCTGATCTGCCCATGAGGCTATTACTGACTGACTTAATTAGCTCTACCGTATCTTGCACAGCTGTTAACTGGGCCTCAAAGTCTGCCTGGTCCACTGCGTATATGTTAATTAGGTCGCCATTAGGCATTTTAAAGTTAGCTTGCAGTTTAGTATCTACATTATTAGCCATTTACTTGACCGTCCATTTCTAATTGTATTGGGGCTACTGCTTTTACTTGATCTTGCAACGACCACCTGTAACCTTCGTGCGTAGTCGTATTTGTAAAGGTCGTTACCTCTAGCGCGTGAGCCTCGCAGTAGTGCCGCTTCTGCCCATGACTTTTAGGGTTAACGCTGGTAATAGTAATACTGGCCTCAGTCATAGCCCGATCGTGCCAGACGTTTTTTACTCGGCCCCATTGTGTTTTACAGTAATCGCACCAGATACCAGGCTCTGATTTAGTAATCATTTAACAGCTCTTAAATAGCCTGGGTGTCTACGCATACTTTGTAGCTCTTTTTTAGCTGTGTTATATCCTCTTGACCAAGCCAGTACGGCTACTCCAAAAGTAATAACACCGTAAATAACCAACATATAGATAAACGCTAAATTACTTGCCATTTTTTCTAGTCCTTTCTAGTCCGGATTTTTAATTATACGCACACCTGCCCAGAATTAGGGTTTAGGCGGCGTGTCGGGCTTAGGTTTGGACTTAAGGCCGTTGCCTGCTAGCACTCCACCAAGTGAGCCGGTAAGAAAAATAGCCAGGGTTTTAAGCAGGTCTATAAAGGCAGCGTCATTAGGGGCCTGAGCATTTAAAGGCTGAGTTACAAAGATCAGCGCATAAGTAATACCTAAAGTAACCAGCACAAAGCAGGCAGCTAGTGAGCCGCCAATAATTAAAATTAACCTGGCGTGTATATCCTCAGGGGCTAACCTGCGTGCCGGTCTATCCATTGTACGACTGTTTAACGAGGTCCTTAGTGCAGACTCCAGTCGGGATACACGCGGGAGGCTGGCACTCTTTGAGTTTCCAGTTTTTGTACTCTTGGCAGGGGTATCTTGTCCAGCCGTCATAACCGCACCCAGTTAATAAAACGCTTAGGCCTAGCCCTATAAGCCATAAGCGCACTACCGACCTAGAGGGTCTTTAGGGTTTAGGTAACGATAAGCTACAGGTAGCACAGCTGCTAATCCTGCTTTGAGCAAAAGGCTAGGGTCAGTAATGCCAGACATATAACAGGCGACCGTTGCAGCTACAAAGCTACGTAACCAGCTACCGCCGATTTGTTGAGCTACTTTTAGGCTGTGTCTATTCATCTTTAACCAATCCGAGCTTAGCTATAAGCTCTTTTGTTTGTTTAGGGTTTAAAGCTATTTCAAAGTGCATATCGTCTTTACGGTTACGGTAAGTACCGCCCCATTTACAACCATATTTTTTAGCTAGTGCTATGCACTTAGCAGCGTCCTCTGGGCTAAAAGTATTTTCCTTGCCTAAAGGGTGTTTAGTCGCGTTTAGGTCTATAGCTGTGCCGCTACTGTGATTACTAAGGCTGTCAGTGCTGCCCCTTATCATACGGAACGCATAGCCCCAATCGTCTAAAGTGCCTTTGTCTATAGGCTCTATCGTTTCGTGGAACTCCGCCGCCAAGCCAATAAGCAAGGGCGCAACCTTTTCAGCACACCGTATTTTAAAATCAGTGCCAGGTACTTTAAAAGATTTAATACCAATTTCTGCAGGGTCCTTACTGGCAGGCCAGCCGTTACTAGATTTTAAGGTCGTGTTCGACATTGTCGCACTCCCAGCGGTACGTATCAGTATTTAAAATTAACTCAGGGTGGCAATTAGGATTAGGGGCTATAAAAGCGTCTGCAATAGGGTCATAAGTAAAACCTATACCTGCGTAGTTGTAGCGTATTCGCCCGTTGTAACTGGTACGCACCCATTGTTCGCCAGTTTCTGCCAACATACGAGCTGCGAAAGTATCCTCATCTAAATCCATAGTAACAATAACTTGACTAACTATCCCGTTTTCTATTTTTGCGTGATGAGCCATTAGAAGGTTATCGTTCCTGCGCTACTGGCCGTAATTGCATACACTCGATAGCCGCTGCGCGTTGGCTCGGTGTAAGTTAAGTTTGTAAGCGTTGCTGCTTTAAAAGTATCAGGGAAAGCAATAATGACAATTCCAGAGCCACCGCCACCGCCGCCGGTAGTAGCACCGCCGCCACCGCCGCCGCCCGTATTTACTGAACCGTTACTACCGGCAAGGCTTCCGGTAAATCTGCCACCAGCACCCCCGCCGCCTGAGCCAGCCGCGCCGGCTGTTCCCGTATAACCAGCACCGCCGCCACCGCCGCCTCTGGTAACACTGCTACCAGTAATACTTGAGGCACTTCCGTTTCCACCAGCACCGCTCACCGCATTCGCCGCGGCTGTACCAACAGCGCCAGCACCGCCACCGCCGCCGGCGGCTAGATTAGGGTCAGTACTATATTGAATACCAGCACCTCCAGCGTTACCTTGTCCACTAGGACTAGCCGCACCGCCCGCAGGCGTCGAACCTATTTGAACACTGCCACCGCCGCCTGAACCGCCATCGGCGCCATTTACTCCCGAAGGGTAATCACCGCCCCTACCACCGCCAGTACTTGTAACTGAACTAAACACGCTATTTACACCATTAGTTCCTAAAGGTGTGCCAGAAGTTCCACCGGTGCCACCTGCCCCAATAGTTACCGTTAAAGCGACTCCGCCCGTTACTGCAAAACTTGCGTCGGTTTTGTATCCACCAGCACCGCCACCGCCGGCCGGGATACCACCTGAACCGTATGAGCCAGCACCGCCGCCGGCGATTACTAAATACTCAACGGTTGAAGGCGACTGTGGAGTAAGAACGTCTACAACCCCCGCGCTTATGGCACCAATCATTTATGCAATACCGCCAAAAATACGCCAAGTGTTAGCAGATACCCGCACGCATTGGGCTACCTTATGCGTAGCCAAAGTAGGGGCGGCTGATACGGCACCGGCTGAGGTAATAGTTACACCGCTACCAGCTGCAAAAGTTAGCAGCCCTGCACCAGTGTTAATAAAAGTAATTGCGCTGCCTACTGCAGCTGCAGTTAAAGTGCTATCGGGTGCAATAGTTACCGTTTTAGTACCAGCGTTACTGGTCTGAATTAATACCTGATATAGGTCGTCATTGTCTACCGTATAAGTAGCACCTGACTCAGTAGTAACCGTAAAGGCCACTAGGCCGTTAAACATAGCTGCACTCAGTACGTCGCCGGTACTAGCCGGAAAACCTGTAGCCATTATTTACCTCTTTCGCTGTTAGTAGGATAATACATTTATGCCTAATTGTCCGTAATTAGCGTTACCAATTATAAAAGATTCTATAATTGGCTCTAACGTAACAAAAGTAGTAGACCAGCGGGTAGGGGTTATATTGTAACTAACGCCGAATATCTGCAAAGTTTTATTAAGGGTGGAGCTACCAGGCTGAGTAGATTTAACAGTTATAGGGTCAAAGTAATCCAACTCTAAAGCGGCCACAATTCCTGCGTCATAGCCTGGGGTATTTAGGTCTAGCAGGGTAACGCTGTCGCACCTTACGGTTGTTTCTTGCCTAGAGGCTACATAAGCTTGGGCATAGTTTAAGGCCTCAGCTGTAGTCTGCATTAGTAAATCAGATTTGTTATAACTGTGTAAAAAATACTTGTCTATAGAATCTTGATTTAAAGCCGTCTGAGTAGCTAACCCTGTAGCAGTTATTGAGGCTTTGTTATATACCAGGCTATCGTCTAGCACCCAGCGCACGTTGGCATATTCTAAGCCTGTGCCGTCATCTGCAAACACCGTACTATTACCGGCAATAGAGCTAGAGGTTAATGCCCTATCTTGAAAAACTACGTTACCGCTAGGGTCCATATAAACGGCGCCGTACTCGCTAGTTTCTACTGTGATCAAAGCGTTAAGGGCTGTCCTGGTAGTGCCAGGGTCAGCCTGTAGCGTCGTCTGCCCCGCGTCGATATTGCGCATAGAGTTAGGCCAAGCCACCGCGTCTAAAATCTTAGTAACTCTAGCCCCTGATAACTGTCCAGCTGTAGCACCTGTAACAGTTGATACAGTGCCCATATTAAGCAACCTAAAGCCGTCTGTAGCCGATAGAATGGTATAACTAACCTCACCTACCACCTGAGCCTGAGTAAAGTTATAGCCTGTTATATAGCCTGCAAACAGCGGATAAACCAGCCCCGTATTGTTATCAGTTGCAGTTATCGTAACCTTACGCAAAGGCAGCAAAAGCCCCGCGTAGGGGCTGCTTAGATTTTCAGGGTTAAAGTCGCCGTTAATATCGGCTATACGTATAGAGGCAGTACCGGCTTGGAATTGGTCCGCGTTAGCATTACGTCCGCGCTGGATACTTACAGCCTGGACTTGATTAGATACGTCAGCTGTAACGGTTGCACTATCGCTAAGTACGTTAACGCCTAATACACCAGAGCCGATAATCATAGCCTGGCCAAAAGAAGCACCAGAGCTAAAGTTAACTATGCAGTTAATCGTTGGGGCTGCCATTAGCTACCAGCTGAGGTAAGGCTATTACCTGCCCTATTCAATTCTTGCAAGGCTGTTTGTACTGTCTGGTAAAACTCAAAGGTAGAGCCTACGTTTATGCCGCCTTGCAGGTTAACGGTTAAGTTTGTTGGGCCTGCTGTGCTTTGTTGAGCAGCTATACCGGCTTCCATTTGCATATTAGCTGCGCCTAAAGCCGCTAGATCAAAGCCTAAGTAACTTAGGTCGCCCATGCCGCCAAAGGTTCCAGCTGCTATCGCGGTTTGTGCTTCGGCTAAGCCAGGGGCAAAAGTGCTACCGGCTGCACCTACGCTATAGGCTACCGCGCTTGGCACTGAGGCTTTACCTAGAGTTGCGATTCTGGCCCTAGCGTCTGCGAGTATCTCCTCGTTAGCCTTTTTAGATTCCTCTACGATCATTTTAAGCCTAGCGATTTCGTCAAAGGTTGACTGACGTTTAGCTGCGTCTAAATCTTGCAGGGCTTTAAGATCGTCGTTCTTATCCTCGGTCTTTAATGCCTGTAGGGCCTTTACTCTGGCCTCGTCCTCTTTAGATAGTTTGCCTTGCAGGGCAGCGGCTAGCTGTATCGCGTCTAGGTCAAAGGTACGCGCTAGGCGTTCGTTAGCTGTTTGCACTTTAGTAAGGCTTACTATTTTAGTACGGTCGGCT